ATCAGTATCTACAACCTTACGTTTACCATCTTTATCAACGGTTACGATAGCTTGAGTTGAGAATAATTTCTTTAACCTTCCAAAAAAACTTCTATCATCTATTTCTTGTTCTGCCATAATTTATTATTAATTTCTACAAAATCCTATTTTGACATTATATAACATAAATATCGTAAAATATCAAAACACTACAACCATTGGGATAAATCTTCAAAATCATTCCCAACTCTCATTTTCCAAGGGTTATCATCCATACCATTACCACCACCATATACACCATTGTAAGTATGTGATGTAATACCACCAACCGCACTTTTGGTTAAATCAATACCCTCCTGTCTTAAACGAAGTGCAGTATCCCTAACCCATAATCCAATTGAAAATGCCATTACCAAGTCATCATTATAACCTTTCATAGCCTCTGCTCTACCATTCATATAAATAAATGTAAATAACTCATCTATTAAACGAGAAGAACGAACTATAATTGATTTTTCTCTAAAGTAATCAGTTAATTTAGATATGATTAAAGGTCTAGTTTTAGAAGTGGTTGAAAATCCAGCTACCAATCCTCTATCTTCAGCTCTATATCTATTTGTCATTTGATTTTCAGTATCAATATATTTTAAATCCTTACTCATATAGAATAAGTTTTTATAATCTCTATCAATTACTTGCTGAATTGTTGCCCATCCAATATTTGCATTCTCTATAACAAGTAGTGCATCGTTATATTCCGTTGAAAGTGCTACTAAGAAATTTCCAAAATCTTTAGTATCTACCTTACCTCTATATTCTGCAACCTGTACTGAATTGGCAATATCAATTACATGACATGTAGAATAATCGGCGCCATCTCCTCTAGCCACATCGGCCACTACCATGTAAGATTTATTATAATCAGCATGTTCCCATTTCCAAAGGTTTCCATCAAATCCACCTTTCTCAATTGGTGGTATTACATATGTTTCTTTATAAAACATTAATAATTCAGGTTCAATTACAGTTTCACCAGAAGATATAAAATCACAATCACATTCTTGTGCTGCTTTCTTTGTACCCAATAATTTCTCTTGCTCATCTCTCCATTTTTGGTCTCTTTCAGGATGAACTGTCCAATGTAATCTGATTGTATTAAATGGATTTGTACTTTCTTCCGCACCTAACCAAGTTTGATGAAACCAATTACCCACACCATTCGGAGTAGATAATGCTATACAACTACCACCCGTTGATAAGGTTGATTGAGCCGATACCCAAATCTCATCAATATCATCAATGAAAGCGGCCTCATCAAATATTAGAAGTGATAAGGCTTCAGAACGTCCTGCATCAGGAGAAGAAGCAATAGCCTTAATTTGAGAACCATTTTGTAAACGAAGGGAAAGTTTGTTATCTTCCATAGACCCACCTTTAAGCCATGTTGGAAGCAAATCATGCATTACTCTTACCTTTGTTACTAAGTTCTTTGCCACTTCTTGCTTTGTTGCAATTACCAACACATTAAAATCTGAATTAAATATCATTTTCCAAAGTGAAAACCCAGCACATAGTGTTGAGATACCAGTTTGACGTGATTTTAGAACTACATTAAATCTATTATCTTTAAATTGCGTTAAAGTCTTTTCCTGAAATGGAAATAATTGGAATGGTATTTTACCCCTTACAGGATGTTGAATCATGCAATACTTTTTCATAAAATGTATCGGGTCTACCGCACATTTTTTATATTCGTCTGCAATAATATCTTTTAAGGATTTCTTTTGTGTTATACCAGTACTCATATTAATCTTTAAGAGGTCTTACTAAATCGTAATTTTTATCTTTTAATTTATCGTAAGCCTCATTTCTTAATTTAGTAGCTTGTTCAATCTCACCTTCAAATTTAACAATATCCAAAAGAATTTCTGCTTTAAGTTCTTCTACATCTCTTTCCATACTCCAAGTTTCAATCTTACCATCTTCTTGAACTACTTCATAAGTTTGCTTTGCATCTCTATAAGCTTGTTTAAATTGGGCCACTATATCATTACCGTGCGCAATCATATTTGAAAATATTTTATAATCTTCATATGCTTCCCACAATCCATCATATTTTATTTGAGCTTCTCGTAATGCAAGACAATGTAAACAATATCCTGTCTTAGATATTAATTTTTTGTCAACTCTACCTATTTTGATTGTTTTACAATTATCAGATTTGCAAGTATTTAACTTATCTAAGTAAGCTCTAACCTCAGCCATAGTATCACCCAATTCGGATGTTTCTATTTTACCAGCTTCTAATTGCTCCCAAGACCTACCATTGGTATCAGTCCATTTTTCGCCAATTTCTCTTTTTACCTTTTTTTCATCTGCTCCAGAAAATGATATTTGTGTGTTCTTTTCATAATCACCACCAGTCAATACCATATCTACCAACTTCCTACGAGTTGGATGCATAAATTTTTTATTGAATTCCTTTGCCATATTATATACAATATATTCGTATATATAAGTATATCAAAATCAAAAAAACGATTAAGAATCAAAAAATATGCCTAAAATCTGATTAAGCGGTGCGAATGCACCTGTTAGTTTGTAAGTGTTTCCACCATATACGAATACCAATCCCTCATTTGGTACGATTTTATCAAATCCACCCAAAGCTTGCATCCTACTTAATTCTAATTTAAGTTTTGCAATCTTTTTAGGGTCACCACTTGCTTTTACTTGAGATATTGTACTTTGTAATTTTGCTTTCATTTGTTTAGTAGCTTCTGCAGGATTTGCAGTTAATACTGATGTCATAAATGATAATACATCTGCACCAACGCCTAAGAATATCTCCTCAAATCTCATTAAGTTTTGTTTTGATATCTTTTGTTGGTCTTGCTTATCCGTTTGTTCAGCCCAAGCTCTTATCTTGTCATCCTTTATATCCCCTATACGAAAACTTTTATCTAAAAAAGCCCATCTTTTAATTAATCCTATTTTTTGTTGTGCATCCAATTTCTTTGCTCCCTTTTCTACAAAATTTGTCCACCAAGCCTGATGATAATCTGCTACACCATCCGAGTCAGCTAACCCAAATTCAGATTGTAGTTTAGAAATCATTCCCAAATACTTTCCTTGTAATTTAGAAAGATGTTCGGTTTTAGGGAGTGTTTGCATTGGAGGTCCCTGTATTGTGTATTTAGCTTGAACATGTGCGTTTACTTGCTTAATCATTCCACCTAATACTTTTGCTGCATCTTGATTTTGTCCAATTATAGTACCAGCCATATCATAATCAAAAGTACCATGAAATACTAATAGGGGTTGATTATAAGGGATTACGTTTACAGACGTTGGATATATTACTTCCAAGTTCATAAACGAACTACCATCCTTAAAAACCTTCTTACGTTGAGGTTCGGATAATGCTGCAATTGCTTTTGATAAATCTTGCATAGCGAAGTTGTAAGCATCGGTTAATCCACCTCTACCAGCAAACTTATCTGCTACTTGTCCTATTGTCATAGCACCAACTCCTTTATCTTTTAAGTGAGATTTGTTACGAGCTGCAACCAATCTACCATTTACCCAACTAATTGCTAATGCCTGTCCATCGGTTTTTTCTCTTGCTAATTCCAAATCACCATTAAGGGCTCTTACTACTATTTGTTTAAGGTCACCAAATGTTAAACCCATTTCAATATCAAATGGATGTGCCATATGTCCATAAGCCCCACCTTCTGTTAATAAAGATTCTTTTATTGGTTTTTCAATTTTAGCTAATTTCTCATAATAGTTGATATCTTCCCATAAATGGTCCATAGCTATTTCAGTTGCAATACGAACATCAGTTGTATGTTCCATTTCAACTTTAATACCATTCATTAATTTAGGTTTGATATATTCTGCTGCAAATTGGTTTGGGTCATAGTATCCTTTCTCATCATACTTCTTAGCCAAATCAATTAGCGTTTTACCTTTTGCCAAACCACCAGGAATAGTATCAGTATCTTCATCAATCTCCTCATATCCACTCATTCCTTTGTTGTTAAGTTTCTTACTATTTTTCTTAACATCTTTAGTATCAGGCGCTCCATTAATATATCCACCCGGTAAACTCAAACCTACACCAGCTCCACCACCAAGACCCATTTCTTTTAAATCATCTTTTTTTGGTATTCTGAATGTTACTGCTTTCTTACCATTGATTGTTGGCATTCCCCACTCATCTTTACCAATATTTTTAACAACTACTTTTTTATTTTTGAATTTACCCATTAGTAAAGTATCACCAACTTTTACGTTTAGTTTAATTTCTTCGTTGATACATTCTTTTAATCCCTTTAACTTAAGAGTAATTAATTTGAATATTTGTTCATCAAATCTAGGATATGCTTTTGTAAAGTTTTTCTTT